GCGGTAATGCCTGCCGCTATGAGAGGAATAGGTATAGCCATATGTCTCCTTAGAAATGATCAATGAGACCGGGAACACTGTACACCGGCATAGGTCGAGCGCACTTCAAATCCATATAGGAATCGAAGATGATATGAGGCTCCGAAGGAACCGCAAGAACTCGATTCATGACGGACGTGGCATTTTGCTCGATAAAAGTTTGATTCAGCAACGGCTGAGATTCAAATTCCTGCGCAAGATGCCAAGCGTCGAGCGGTGTCGCATAGGTCGAGCGGAATTTTCCGCTGATCTGATTCGGACAGTATCGGTATTCTGCATACCGTTCCTGATAGCCGAAGATGTCTCCATCTGTCTCACCACCGCCGCCGTCTCCCGACTGTGTATAAATCTCTTTGACATAGACAGGCTGTTCTCCGAGATGTGCGAGCGCTGGCCAATAGAAATCCAGCTTATTCCGACGCCAGTACATACGGTGAGCGCCCTGTTGGTAGGAGAGGTCAGTCCGAACGCATACAATTCCCATGACAAGAGTATGCTCTGTGAAAGACTTAGTAAAACCGCCAGATTGATCGTTGGCAAGACCATACGCGGCCAAATGGCCTTGTGGAGTGGCACCAGTAACAGTTCCAGCAGAGGTTTGCTGAACCGGATTAATTACGATACGACAACTGGAGCCACCGAGATACTCGGGACGTTGCAGACGCGCATCCGGAGATATAACGCCGAAATGAGCTCGTATTATTTCGGTATACCTCGATCCGCTGCGCGCGTTTCTTTCGAGCATCCGTTGGACCTGGAACGCTTCGCGTAGTGCATTGATGGTAATCGATGTCGCATCTGATAGATCGACATGCAACCCGGATTCTCCGGATTGAACGACTCCGAAAGTTTTATCATAATCAGGAGCAGTATGCGAAGCGATATACGTATTGTGGGCTACGTTGTAGGCTTGCGTAGCAGCCTGAACGGCTCCGGACCCGTCGCTGAATAGCCCGAAATTCTGGGCATTATGAAGACCAAGAGACATCCCGTTTCCATAGACTGGCATATCTTCGGCAAGGCCGATAGTTACTGCCGTGCCCTTCTGCGGCCAAGGCAAGCATGACGTGAAATAATCATGCCGTTTTCCGCGCCGGCGCAAGACATAATCCGCCGGCGAATCCGGACCATCATCGCGATCGACTACCGCGGAATTGATGAGGTTTTGATCCCGGAACCACTCATTGTAAATGAGATTATACGACCGGGACGCAAGAGCACTGACTTTGACCGACGTGGGAGCAGGAGGAATACCGAGATAATCGAAAAGCGTTTCGGCTGATCTTGATGCCGACAGATCGACTTGAGGCACAAGGTAATCCACGCTATCACCTGGATTCGTCTGCTCTCCCATGAACTTATTAAAATTGTTCCATACCAGACGATAAGGGACAGCAAAGTAAAACGTTTCCAGATACATGTTATCCATGATCGGGAAAAGCGGTGTCCCAAGACGCGCGAATATAGACGTCCTGGCCTGAAAGGTGTCTCCGGGAAGAGCTTCGTCGACATAAAAAGGGACGAGATACCCTTCGTTGAACGTCGTTTTATGACCATGAGACCGGTTAAAAACCGAGCGAGGTATCTCCACTCGGGGGACCTGAGCAAAGTTAAAACTGGATACAGATTTCATCGAAATCATCTCCTGATAAGGTTTGTTTTGGTGTCACTCCGCATTATAATATCAAGTGACCGTATAATGCTATGCTACCGGTGGAACCGGTAGCTGTGTCCCAACTGGGACAGCCGGAGGGACAACAGTGTTGTCCGATTTTTTCAGAAGACCGAGTGCTTCGGCTTCTGCCCGATTTGCATCGATCTGCAGGAAATTGAGAAGTAATCCAGGGTCGTTCTTAAAACGATCCCTGATACCGCTATCAAGAGCCATAAAGGCCTCTTCCGCTTCTTTAACCATCTGATGAGCCTGTTGGAAATCCCCGAAATTAGACACATCAGCGAAGTAACCAGGGGAGGCATTGCCCGGAACGGTTCCAAGCTTTGCATGCTTTTTCATGATGGAATTAATATCGCAATCATCTGCGAATTGTTGTTGAGTGAGACTTTTCGTTCCCTCGAAAGACAAACCAGTTCTTTCGATCCGATCATAAGCATTTTGAACATCGGGACGATAGGAGATCATTTTTTCACCACACTTTCTATCTGCTGCTGAAGTTTGAGCACTCCCATTGCAGCAATAATGAACTTGGGAGGCTCGATTGGAGTTACTTGACCCGTTACGTCATCAAATTCAGCCACCTGATAAAGATCGAAATCCTCAGGAAACTGGCCGATTTGAGTAGCTTTATCATTTGCAGCAACGGAAATAGCCCGTACTGCATTGATTTCGGCCTGTTCGGGGAACAGCCGGCTATAGGATGATAGTTTGTTATCTCTAACTGAGAATAACTTTTGGATTGTCATGATTCGTAACTCCGTTTCTGTTGAGATTGTTTATAGATTTTAGACTCTTCGATTTGTCGCAACCGAGAAGCGCCAAGATCATGTTTGACGTTTTCCAACCGTCTTTCCTTTATTTCCTCCATTTCTTTAGGATGATGAGCCTGATAAAGATAATCATAATATCTCGGCGGACGTAATTTCAAGCCTCCTTCTAGAATTATTGCATCTTGGCTAATAACATCCGCTTGATACTTTTCGAACCAAGGTTTACCAATACCAGGACGACGAGACATTGAAACATACTCAGGTTCACGGCCATCATAATGAGAATCAGCAGCAGAACCCAAGACTTTTTTAGTAACATACCCGGCAACATAAGCAGCCGATTCGAAAGTGACTTCACCAATAGTAGAATAACCATAAGGCCACAGAGACTCAAGAATTTTAGACCGATAGAAAGGGACACCATTCCTTGTATCCCATAATACTTTGTCTTCGAAATCATGATTAAACAGACAAGCATGATGATGAGGGCGGCGAAAGTTTTTACCGTATTCACCACAATGAAAGAAACGAATCTTATGGTCGCGTTCATATTTTTTCCTTAATTTTTTCATGAATAGAACCCAGTCACGTTTGTTAAGAGATACGTCGTTTATTTTTGAATTTTGATCGTCGTAAATCCCACATCGTGAATATAGATTTTTATCATTATATGTTAAGGTAATGAACGCATTTTTATCATGTAATTTAGATTCGTGAATACAACGCAACGCCCAACTTTTAGCTCTATCGAGACGACAACCGATGCATGTACCGCACGGTATTTTTAAGGCTTGACTTAAGTCTCCATTGGATTGATTGAAGGTAATCGGCCACACTCCAGCAGCAGTTTTTCCGCTACTCACGCGGAACGCCGTAACAGGGTGGTAACATGTCATTTTATTGCCTCGCTTTAAAAGTTTTTCGGATTCGGGAAACTGCACCCCAAATCCGAAAAACTTTTGTTATTTAAGAGAAAGAGGAAGAATCAAAGACGAATACCACCACGCATGGGATTGGTGTTGTTTCGGCTCTTGATTCCAGCATTACGGGAGAAACTCCGCTTGCTGCTCTTCTTGCTCATTTTATATCTGCGTGCCATTTTAAAAACTCCTATCAGCGCCATGAGGACGCGGTTTTTTAATCCATTTTATTACTTTGTCTTTTCCAGCACTCCAATTCTTCTGAATGAAAGCTTTCGTGCTTTCCAACGCTTCACCGGCCATTTTCTCCGGGACATTACGATATCGAACGTTCTCCGTTTCTGCCTTGTTCTTATTTATCAAGGCATCGTTAAGCTTATTTATATTCTTCAGCAAACCTTGCTCTTCTCCTTTGTAAGTTGACAAAGCAGAATTAAGCGTGGTTTGCGAAGCTTTTTGAGCTATGTCGGCCGCTATAGAATCAACCATTTTTTTGGATACTTGCTCATCAGCAAGCGTTTTTGCGGCCTGAGCAGAATTGACTGCCTGTTGAGTTAATTGAGTACGGATCATCTCCTTTGTTAATTGTGTATTAGCGCTGTCAAGTGTGGCTTTTGTATAATCGGTAGCCAAGCCACGGACAGGATTATCCGGCGTAAACTGTACGCCTTGGGGAGTACTTGCCCCATGTCCCCCGGTAGCCGAAAGAATCGGATTCAATCCCGCCGCTTTTAAATCAGCAACTTCTCGCTGATGCGCAGTACTTGACATTCGCTCTTGAAACTTTTGCTGCGATCGGCCCGATAAATAGCCGACAGCAGAAGACCCGAGCGACCCCAAAGCGGTAATGCCTGCCGCTATGAGAGGAATAGGTATAGCCATATGTCTCCTTAGAAATGATCAATGAGACCGGGAACACTGTACACCGGCATAGGTCGAGCGCACTTCAAATCCATATAGGA